TTGGATTCACCAAGAGCACGGCCTTGAAAGGAAACTAGATTTTTATCTTTGTCGTAAAATGGTATTACCAGCCTAGGGTCATCGTCTTGGAGGCCATCTTTCGGTATCTTAAGGTCTTGAACAAACTTCTTAAAGTCTTCCGCAAAATACAGCGTTTGGTAAAACTGTTCGGGGATTTTTCTAGACCTAACATAAGCTTTAGCATAATGTTCTTCTGGAAGCGATTCAATGTTAGGAATTGGGAGTGCCTTTTTGAATACAGGCTTGGTTTTGAACTCCTCAAATGTCGGTGCTTTATGGTCGGTTTTATTGTTGTTTCCATCTTTATATCTTTCAAGTTGATATTCTTTGATTAGTTCCGGATCAACCTTATCTAAAAAATTGTAAAAGGAAATACAAACATGGCAGTTATGGCATTTATAAAAGTAATTATTACCTTTACGAAAAACATATCCACGGGATTTTGATTTATTTTTCTGTGAGTCGCCACAGAGCGGACACCTGAAATTATAGAGGTCATCCTTTTTTTGGGTGAAGTTCTGTAACTTAGGTGAAACTTGAAGAAGAAAATTTCTATCAATAAAAACGGACATAATAAAAATTAAAAAGATGAAATAAGTTTTGTTATTATATCATCTATTTAACATCAAGTCAAGTAAAGTAAATGGCAATTAAAAAAATAATTGAAGTAACTTATCGGCATGACCAGCAAAAAAACCACCAGCACCAATTATACCAGCAATAATCCAAGTCCATTTTTCTTTTGTTTTTTCCAAAGAAGAAATCTTCTTGGCCAATTCGGCATGTTGAGTACAGGACGCATCATACATTTCAGCTAATTGTGTTTTGATTGCATCTCTTGTTTTATCAAGACAATCGTGCATATCTTTTACATCAATTTTAAGGTCGTCCATCTTTTCATTAAGATTTTGGACCTTGGTCTCAACAATACCTAATCGTTCTACTGTTGTTGCCATTTATTTTTTCTTTTCAGGAATATCTGTGCCTTCAAGTTTCTTATGAACTTTGATGGTTTTACATACTTGAGTTGTTTTACCATTTTTAGTTTCATCATGGCAAACTTTTTTAGTCTCAGCTTCAGCAAAAGCATTTAAAGAAGCAATAGAGACAATAACAGCAAAAATTAGTGATTTCATTTTGTATCCTTAAATTAGAGGTTGTGGTGCAGGAGGAGGTGCTAGTTTGCCTCCAAAACCTGGTATGGGTCCACCAATTGGTCCACCAATTGAGTTGTCAATGGGTGCTGGTGGAGGAGTAAAACTGGGTGGACTTGAGAATCCTGCTGGCGGCGTGCTAGGAATTGGAGAGAAGCTTGGTGATACGTTAGGCGTTGATGGCGGGGGAGAAACTGGCGTTGGTCTGTTTGCTGCATCTAATGCCTTTGCTTGTAAATCCTTATCACCACCAGCCAACATGATACCAGATAAAGTACCTGTTAAGAATGTGGCAATTGGAATAATCATCTCAAAGAACTTTTGGTCGATAGGACTAATAGCATTCAACGGTTGAGTAATAAAGATAATAGAATAGAGCACAACAAAAACAATACCTGTCAATGTCAAGGCTAAACAAATACCAATAAAAAATTTAAGACGAGCCATAAGCTGGTCTTCGGTATACATAAACGGTACATTATTTTGTTGGTCCACAATTCGCTCCTTGGATTTGACCAATTGGTGTAGGCGTAGATTTAAAGCTTTGAGCAGAGGATTGACCTTGGTCTGCTGCAGGTGGCGGACCCAATCTAGGATCCCTTTGACCTTTGAAAATTTGTTCAGGACAGGTTCTAGTAACATCACATATAGGGAATTTACATTCCTCTTTCTCCCAATTTAGTGGATCTTGACAAGGATAGCGAAATTGGTCATGGCCAAAAAACGCCAACGAAAGAGGCAGTATCAATAATAATGCTGCCCCAAAAAACAGCTTATGGTCATGCACTTTTATTCTCCAAATATATGTAATGCATGTTCAAAGTGAGATATACGATCTTCTAAACCAATATAACCACCGTTGATAATTTTAGTCATGCCTTTGATATCACCACGGTCAGCATAATCATTTAATTTTCTTGTTTCCCAAAACCAACAAGCTGATTGAGCTGCACCTTCAAAGGTGTGCATATATTCAGAAGCTTCTTGTGGAGTAATTTGTAAACTATCCGCAAAGTCGGTATAATTTGCTTTGCCAGTAACTTGAATTAGGCCACGACCACAATATCTATAACCATCACCAGAGGCTTCATCACCATTACCCATACGATTAGCATAGATTCTGTTGGCAATCGCTTCCTGTTTATTAGGTAAGGCACAGTAACTTTGTGCTGTTGGTAAATCAAAATACTTACCAAACAATTTAACTAATGTTTCGGGACGATAGTTTAGGTTTTCTTTAGTAGCAGTAAAGTTACCGGATTCGTGAGCACATTGAGCCAGAAACGCAGCCATGCGCTTTGGTGTGTTAATCTCGTAATCCGGTAGTAACTGCTCTAGAGCATGAAACCAATGGTCAAGATATGGGTTTTTAGGAAGCAGTTGTGATAACTGCTCTTTGGTCAATTCCATGATATACTATTATTTCGTTCTTGGTTTTGGTTTTGTACTTTCGTCAGCCGTTTTAGCGTCAGAAATAACCATATAGACATTAGCAATTGCTGCGTCATTTTGAATCAATTTGAAATCTGGATTGTTTTCTACTTGTGTAACGATTGCTGTGTTTACTTGATTCTTATAAGAAGCAAGAGTAATCGTATTTGCATAATATTGGTCTTTTAGAGACAATGCAATTTCTGCTAATGTATTTGCTGATGTTGCCATGATTTTTCCTTAAGTTGAAAAGTGTACTCGTACTTTATTTAGTTTATTTAACAGATTCAAATATTTGTTTTTGAACCTCATACCATTCTATCCAACCATCTACTTTTACAGCACATTCATAATATGTAGAATAGTTAATTGTGACAGTATTAGCCACATCACTTAATTTGGCATCATCTTTTAATTTAACCAAAGGTGGACATTGTTGTTTTAAAATATTAGATGCTTCTGGAAACTTAGCCGTAACCGGTACTGTTGTAGAACAACCAGCCAAACATAATAATAGTGTAATAATTAGATATTTCATTTTACTGGTGCCTCAGCTGCATCATTATGTGCTTTTACAAATTCTTTAGGTATTACACATTGATTATCATACTTTGTAATTTCACGGTCAATGTATTGTTTGACAACCTGAGCTTTTTCTTTGATGACTTGTGTTTTGGTCACCACTTTTGTTTCTACTCTAACAGTTTCTTCTTTACCTTTGGCTTCTGCCTCAGCAACCTTGGCTTTCATCTCATCTACTCTTTCGACCCATGCGTTATTGTCGTATATAGCCCCTGTCATAAAAGTACCAAATACAAATGCAACCAATGAACCTACTTGAACAGCAGTCTTGTACATTGGAGGCATAAAACGACCAATCAATAGGCCAATAGTGCCAGCCACTAATATAGCGTAAAAGATCCAATCAGGTAAGAATTTGATAATCCACATTTAAATCTTAGGTGATTTTCTACGACCTATACCCATTGGTAATCTTGGATCATTTTTTCTTTTTTTATTAAGGTAAACACCAGGTTCACCACCTTTACCACCAGTACCGGCAATTGCACCGCCACCGACAGTATTTGTTGGACCAGCAGAACCACCCATGGCACCGCCACCAGCACCACCGCCTGCGCCGCCATCTTCATTAAACTGTTTGAATGATTTCATATTTTGCTTAATATCTCTGCGACATTTGTATCTATTGGAATATCAGCTACTGGGATATTCTTACCATTAATACCATAAACACCATCAGGCATAATATTGAGGTACATTAAAAATGTCTTCAATATGTCATAATCTCTTTCGTCTATTTTATAGAACAATATTCTGGCACAAGCATCTTTACCAAAAACATTGTTCAATAAAATAATGTGATTCAGAATTAAACGTTCTTTAAGAGATTTTGTTATCTTATATCTTCTAAAAAGTCTTTTAAGATATTTTGTTCTCTTAATATCACTTTCAAATTCAGACATAATACAATGAGGTGACGTATAGCACTTCATAGCATACATCATGAAATTATCTTCATTCAAATTATCAAACATATTATATTGGGGGCCGTAGCCCCCATGTATTAAGCAACAATAATAATCTGAGCGTTAGATGAGTAAGCAACAGCAGAGGAACCTGAAATTCCTGGATTAGTTGCAGTCACCACAGCACGGAACACATAGTTGTTTGCTGTTACATCTGTTGGATCTAGGATCAATGTAGCAGTATTAGCGCCAGTCTTATTCGTACCGCCAGGTTGGCCAGTAGAAATATTGGTACCTGGATTAATGTCAACCCAAGACATTCCACCAGCATTAACTTGCCATTGATATGTCAATACAGCAGAATCTGGAACAGCAGTTGTACCAGCAACAGAGAATGTTACTGTATTAGCAGAAGCTGCACTAACTGGAACAGGATTGCGAGCAATAGGTTGAGAAATGGTGATGATAGCATCCGGTAATACTGCATCATCTGAACCATTGTTGTCTGTTGTGACGTTAGCTAAAGCAACTAAAGTTTCCCATTGAATACGACCAGCACGACCACCAGAACCTGTAGTTTTCAGATTCCAACCAGAATGTGCAGGTTTGTAACCAATATTCTCTTGAACTTGTTCTTCAACAGCATCTGCCAAAAACAAACCAATAGTTTTGCCTGTTGTATAAACATCAGGTGTTGTGTTACCATATAATAGAGCAACGTTAGCAGCTGTAGGTCTTGTACCTACAGGTTGTCTATCTACGGACACCAGTGTTGAATTAACAGCCCAATATGGTGCGTTGGCTGCGTTGTCGTTATTACCCCATGAGGACATGTTTTTTCTCCTTAAGAAATCCTATTTATTTTATATTTATCCGATACTCTTTTTACTTCTGGCATCTTCAGGCGAAGCACCATTTGTTGGACGGGTTCTCATCATTGGATCAATTTCAATTGTATCTCTACTTTGACCAGTTAATGTTGTACCACCCTTTAATACGGCAGCTGCCTTATTAGTACTTTCACCTTCTTCTTTGGATTTACCTACTTTAGGTGCTTTACCATAGACCGATGAACTACCTTTGTCATCTTTCTCATGGTCGTACATTTCTTCTTTCATATTCTTTTTTTTATATATGGACTTGATTATTCTAGCAGATTTGATTCTGTCTTCTTTGATAGGAGGTTTTTCACTCTTAGCTTTGACATCCTGTTTAATCTTGTCCATCATTTCTTTAGCACGTTGCATACTGGCAGTAGATTTGGCCTTTTCACGACCTAAAGCATTGCTCAGTTTCATAGAAGCACTCATTTTGGCTTCATCCAAATCAACTTCTTCATTCTTTGCATCTTTTTTGATTGCAGCTTTAATTACATTTCTTAATCTATTGCCTTTCTTTTCAGTAGGCAAATCTTTAAATGTTTCTTTTGATTTTTTTATGAAACCACCCAATTTCTCTTTACTCAATTCATTAATGAGTGCATCGCTATCTAACTCTACCGAATCACCCATGTAACGGCCTTGTCCATAACCACGATGTGTACCAAATCCACCTTGGTCATCCTTTTTAGTTGATTTTGGTGCAGCATCTGCTTTGGCTTTATTGGCAGCCAACTTATCAGCAGTTCTTTGTTTCTCTTGGTCAGGTGTACCGTGAACACGGTGTTTGATACCTTTGTCTTTCATCATCTTTAGAAAATCATCACCCAATGATTCATTCTGTTTGGCATAGTAGGCAGCAAGAGCCATCTTTTGACGTTTCTTTTTAGATTTACCATCAAACTTAGGATTATCTGAATGAACAAAGTGGTGAATCCAATCATAAGCCTTGGCGTCTTTACCCAAAACTTCGTTAATTAATATATCAACTTCTTCATCGGTAAAGTCTTCTTTGTGCATACTGCCTGTTGGACTTTTTACAATATAATGTTTAACAGACTTTTGTAATTCGTTTTTTCTTTTCAAAGTTGGTGATTGTGCAACTTTGGATCTCACATCGGTCGTTTCTCTACCAGTAGTCAAATCTTCACGCATGTTTAGGTGAGACCTTTTCCAATTCAAAAATTGATTTGATTTGGAGTGTGCTATCTTAACATCCTTAGTAGCAAACTTTGGATTGATACCTCTAGTGCTGAGGTAAGTGTCCAAATATCTATCTTCAGATATTCCAGATTTGGTAGACCATGGGTCTTTTGGGTTTGTACCAAAGGTGGACTTATCTGCCACCTTTTTTACAACCGATTTTAATGTATCGGATTTACTCATTCAGATGTACCGCCAGCTTTACCAATCATCATTTCATTTTTAACTTTTTTCATTGCTTGTCTAGCCAAATGTTTGGCACGACTCATTGGTGTGTGAACAGCACCAGATTTGTCTTTGACATCACCTTTAACTTTTGTGTAAGGACCATCAAATGGTGGCTTGTCATCATGTTTTTCAGTAGCTTCAGCTTTCAATTTAACCTTGATGCTACTGTGTTCATTATCTTTACCGCCTTTAACACGACCAGCTAAAGTGTCTGTTGTTGCTTGAGCACGGTCTACTGCTTCTTTCTTTGGTTTCTCACCAGTTTGTGGTACACCCATTTTACGTTGTAGGTCTTTACGCATATCAGTATCAGAACCATGTCCCAATGTTTTCAATACTTTACCACCAACTTTTTTAACGGTGTCCATCATGCCTTCATCCAATTCAACGTCTTCATGTAATTCAGAACGCATATAATTAGCAACTGTCATAATGTAGTCTTCAGCCAAAGTGATTTTAGATTCTACCCATTCTGGCAAATCAGTAGTATCACCCAACATACCTAACAATTCTTCGGTATTGGTCATGATTGTTCTCAACTGATTAACGGCCATGTGTGGGTCTGAATACTCATGGTCTTTAGCTTCTTTATGTAGACCTTTAAGAGTAATTGCTAGGCGAGCACGTTTACCAGCTTTACCTGTATCGTGAGCGTGTTTATGTGCATATGCTTGAACGCTCATACCAGCTTTTTTAGCGGCAGCAGTTTCAGCACCAGGTTTCTTAATAGCACCAGCAATCCAGTTTTTTTCCAGAAGTCTTTCTTTGAAGTCCATTTCGGTTTCTTCTTTTTTGAATTCTTGGCCATCAGTTCTAAGTGGCTTCTTAGTGTATTGAACACCTTTTTCTGTTTTCTTAGAATCGTGACCAGTTCTCTCGCCAGGTTTCTTGGTAGTAAACTTAGGATCTTTTTCATCCTTGTTTGCTTTCCAGTCAAATGTGGAAGCTTCGTCCATAGATTCAGCTGTAGATTTTGCTGTGGTTGGATATTTTTTACCTTGGAATGTAAAGTGTGGTTGGCCTGCTTTCTTAGCAGCATGAGCAGCCATATGAAAACCAGTCTCTTTCAACTTGTCTTCATCTACTTCTTTCATTTTCTTTTCTTCAAAGGTAGGCTTCTTACCTTTGTGCATACTTTTCTCATGTTTATCAACTTCTTTATCAGCAATCTTTTTGGATTGCATAGGCGTTACACAATCATCCTCTTGAAGGATTTTGGTAACTGAATCAATAACTGATTGGCTGACTTGTGTTTTCGTGAACATCTTATTATACTCCTAATTTTTAGCAATTCCATTTTCTCAATGACTTATTGATCCTAGAATTTGGATCTCTTGCAGTCTTAGCTGATGTTAGTCTTCTTTTCATGCCAGACATTCTAGCACAAAATGATTTTCTACGATTAGCCGCTTTACTACCCTTTTTTAACTTAGATGGCTTTGTTGTTACAGCCATACTTAGTTTAGAACCTGGATGCTCTCTACGATAAGAAGCAATACCTTTTCTATTTAAGCCACCTTTTGGATCTTTTCCAGCTTTTCTTTGCCAAGCTGCAGTTTCGTCTATTTCAACTTGTTCCGACCATCTTGCGGAACCTTTATGTTGAATAGAAATAATTGTGGAGTCAGGAGCATGTTTAGTTACCAATTCGTGTGCATGTTTTTCGGTATCAGCTCTAACATTATATGTTTTGTCATCTGTCTTAACTCTATATTTTTGTTTGACTACTTCTCCTGGACCAAAATATTTGTCTTTCCAAGGATCATGGTAAGCTTCCATTTCAACTTCTTCTGGTACACAATTAGGAACTGTTCTACCATCTTTCTTTTTTGTTCCAACAGCCGTATAACCCGTCCAACAAGCATCTTTTAGTTTGCCTGTTGGTTTTTCAACTTCTTCTTTTTCACAAGAACCGGGAGAATATGCTTTTGTACCTGGAACTCTTTTATATCCAGTCCAACACTTTTCAGTAATGAATTCTTTGAATGATATCATTTCTTTTCCTTAATCCAGTTATCAGGTGTTTTACCATGTTCAGATTTGAAATCATTATGAAGTTGTTTACCAGTTACGCCATGGTCTTTAGATACTTTCATCATTAGATTATGAATTGTGTCATAATCGTGACTGTTCAATTGTTGTAAACCTTTTTCAAGTTCTCTTACATGATTCTCTTTTAATTTTTTCTTCTTCTTAACTTTGACTTCAGTACCGATGTTACGCATTTGGTCTTTATAGGAGTCCATTTTCTCCATGTTACCAGAACCACCTAACGTACCACCAACACCAGACTCCACATCATTTTGGAATCCATTAAACTCTTTAATGACAGTACTCTTAAACTTACGTTTTTCACCAACAAAGTTATTACTTGGTCTTGGACCTGCGGTATCACCAGTTGGTCTGTTACTTGTAGAATATTCTGGACCTAGTCTATCTTTTTTGATTAATTTTGGTTTCGTTTCTTCTCTGTATGTAGCGTCACCAAGGCCTGCACCACCAGTTAAACCATCATAACCTCTAGTATTAATTGTAGACCCAACACCGTCAGGCCTACCAACTCTAGTGGCTTTTAAAGAAGTATCACCTCTTTTTAACCTTTTCGTTTTGTCGTTGTCTTGTTGGAACCTTGATTCTTTGGCTTTCTTCCCCGCTTGGAGGGTTGGGGCTGTGCCGTAACTTCTGTTGTCGTTACCTGAATTGAAGGAGCCGGAGTCACGGGACTCGGAGTAAGTTCTGAAGGTATAGGTACCTGTACGTTTGACGGCGTTGAATTTAACATCGTCCGGGTTTCCGCCACCGGACTTGTCGTTATCTGGGGGGATGTCACTTGGGCCGGCTGCTCGATAGGCTGGGTTGTATTTGGCAGCGGTTTTAGTTTGAATAGATTTAGAATTTTTTGAAACATTTTTTTCTTCCTTAAAAAGATTAGAGTTAACACCAGTATTTAACTTTCCACGATTTTCTAACCATGAAAATGCAACATCATTATATGGAGATTTGTCAAAAAAGCGATTTATGCTTTGATATGTGTCAGTAATGTCTTCCTCTATCTGTTCATAGGAACCATCATTATCAAAGTTCATAAAAGTGGTAAAGTTCTGAGAGTATGATTCTTTAAGGTTTTGTGACTGAATCCATTTATCGTGACGTACAGATTCACCAATTGTCCTTTTAAGTTTTTCGTTTCTCTCTTTACTCACCTCATCAGTTGTGTTAACAAAAACCATCATGGTTTCATAACCTAAATCTTCTAATTCTTCTTTAACATAAACAATACGTTGAGCATCATCAGCAGGTCCATTAATAATCAATGGTGACCTTGTTCTAATGGCTTCTCTACGGAAATCATTAGTTCTTTCGGATAACTTTTGTTTATCGGCCAAGTATTCAAATGCTTGTACGGAGTTTAATTCAACAGCTCTGGCCTCAGCAATAGCTTCACGAATAACAATATCTTTACCAGAACCAGGTCCACCAGTTACAAAGATGGCCTTGAATACGCCACGGTAAATATCTTCATGTAAACCCATACCTTTACGAGTATCATGCATCAATTCTTTTGCATGTTCATCAGAAACATGATGTGGAACGCCTTGTCTAAAAGATTTCATATCTTTATTCTTGGCATGTTCTCTCATCTTGGTACCAGACATACCAGTATCACCTTCAGCATCAGGATCTCTTTCACCAGCTGAGTGAACTGTAATCTTTTTGAAGTTATACAAGGCACCTTCATGTGTACCATTATATCTGTGCAACTTCTCTCTCATTTCTTTAACACGGTCAGAACCAACCACCATGTGAAGGTGAGTTACGCCTTTCTTGTGGATTTTGGCTGCGTGATGTAAGAATGTTGGATGTTCTTTGTTGGAAGCTTCAAAGTGAGTACCTGGAGAATATCTTTTTAGGTGTTTAATCTTCTGAGCTGCCGATAATGGATTCTTCTTTGCATCTTGTGAATGTGATGTGACAACTGTGTGACCAGCATTATTCTTTTTAGCCACATCTTTAACTTTATCAATCAACTTCAAGTGGCCAGTTGTAGGCGGATTCATCCGGCCAAAGGTCATCACATGATGCACCTCATCACTTTTGGCTTCTTGAACTATATCTAAAAACGACTTCATTTTCTAACTTTTAAAAGATTGGCCTTAGCGAATTCAGCTCTATTTACCAATTTTGTTGGTTCTTCTTTACCGCCTTCTGGTTTATGGTTTACCACAAAACCTTCTGGTTTAGATTTCTTACCTTCAATATGGTGTTCATATTTACCCTCATGCGTTTCCAATGATTTCACCAAAGAATTCTTGGCTTGGTGTAAATGGTGATGCATAGAGAACAAATGGCCATATGCAGATTTATTTTTTTCCACATGTTTAATCTGGTGTTCACCTTCAGTACGTTTTTCATTCTTAGATTTATCCGATTTTACTTTGGATGCCATTTTTTCATGTTGGCTATAAAGGTGTGCTTGGAATCCTTTAACACTTGGAACCTGATCGTGTCTTACTGTATGATTAATGTAAGTGGATAGATGACCGGATTCTCCACCATGAGCATGATGAACGGCATCATACATTTTGTGGCCATGTGTGTCGTGTATCTCTTTAGCTGCAGCCATGTGTTTATGAAACTCATGTTCATTCTCCGGACTGTGTTGAACCTTACTTGTATCATGTTCAGCACCATGAATATGGACATCTGGATGTTCTTTAAAGTTATGGTGGTCAACATGAGGTGAAGCATGTTTCATGTCATCACTATATTTTTGGTGAACTACGACACCAATCTTAGATTTGTTAATTTTCTTAGCTTCATCACCGTGTGCAGTATAGGTGATGGTATTTGGTGTAAAAGATACTTTATTTTTTGCAGCTTCAAACAAATGTTCTTCTTTTAATGTCTTAGTTTCTGCATGATGCATCACATCACCTTGATAAACACCAGTTTTAGGTGTTACTTTTGGTAGGTGTTTGAGTGCATGTTTAAGAGTTTTTACTAAGCCTGGAGCATGGCCATGATTCTTCTGAATATCTTTTTCAGAGTAGTTAATCTTTGGATTCTTATTGAAAGCAGATTTGGAAGCAACAAAGAATTTACCAGTATGTGGATGGTGACCAAAGACAATTGATGGAGAACCATCATATTTCATTGTTAAATTACTACTTTTGTGGCCAGCCTTAATATGTTCGTGTGCTTGTTGTAAAGCACCATAAGCATGTTCAAAACCAGCATGACCGTGCATTAAAGGTCTATCTTCAGCATGGTGAATGTGTTTGAGCTGGCCGCCTTCATCAGCAGCTTCTTCAGTCAGAAACGATATAAAAGTTTTCATTGATTTTCCCTAGAAATACAACACACTATGGTTGTCCGTAGGTTTATTTATACAACTTTTAAACTCATATGACCGATTTTTTAAATTATTCGGTTTGATACATAGTCACTTTTGGTACATTTCCGGACGCCAATACCAACGATTTTTTGGACCAGGATGTAAATCGTATGCTTTAGGGTTACCACTACCATGCCAACATTCATAGTCAAATCGATGGTGTGGTTGACCAGAAAATTGTGGTTGTAACTTGTTTTCTTTTGGAGTTTTTAGTCTTTTACACCTTCTAAGATAAGAAGCTCTGGCCCACCAGAAATTTCCAGCATAGAACGGATGTGGTGGATCATTTAAAAACGAAGCACCACAAGTATCATAACCTTCATCTAATTTGGCAACACAATCTTTCCATCGAATAATGTTCCAATATTCCATATATGTCCGCCAATCGGTCAGATTACTTGTTAATCCTTTATGATGAATGTAACAAACATAAAATTCTTCATCGGTGGAGTGTACCAATTCTTGTATATGAAGCATTGTAGTACCTTCAAACCATTGACCATAAGAAGAATCAAAAACTTTATAGTTTGCGTTAGGCAACTTGTCTTTCATCCATAAGAATGGTTCTTCTTTAAAATGTAACATCATATTGATTTCAGCAGCTTCGGCTAAACCAGTACTTAAAAGCAAATCTGTTTGAGTTTTTGTGATTTGTGTTGTACCATCTAATGATACGGCATGGCTAAACAGTTTGATTTTCATATATGAAATCTTTGATGTAGACAAGTTTGGTATTTCGGTTTTCAAAATGATGAAGTCTGAATACATGGTCAACAGGATCTCCTTGCCATGTCCTCATATCTTCGTCCCATAGGACATAAGTATCTTTCTTCATCAAATCGGCTACAATACCAATTCCTGTAATTGTGGTGACGAAAGGATTGGGATTATACTTGATTAAAGAACAATTATACACCAAGTCGTTCTTGTAGTCAAGATACAAGGTATTATAATCTTTAACTATACCAGAAGATTCAATGACATTAAAATTCCTACGGTCATCCACATCTGGAGCATCCTTGGGTGACCACCGATCTCCAACAATTAATTGTTTTTCACGGTAATCAATATCAAGTTTTGGTACTTGTAATTCAAAATCATCATCAAATTCAAAATTAATTCTATAATTATTTTTGATGAAATTATAATATCTTTGTTGAACAATTGGTCGTGATCCATAGCCTATATCACTACCGGTGTCATCAATTAATATACATCTTTCCCAATTAACTGATTCTTCATCAACAAATGTAACTTTCTCAAACATTTCTTGAGCTAGTAACAAATCTTTAATTCCTTTGAATCGTTTTAGTCTGTTACAAATAATAAACCACATTTTATGATTTGTAAATTTATATAAACCAGAAAGAACTGGCAAACAATGAACAAAATCGCCTAGATTATGAATTCGTGGAGATATTACTGCTATCATTATAATCCTTAAATATAATAAACCAATCGGATGGATCTACGAACCTCAATTCAAATTCTTCTGGTGTGACCAAGTAAGACATCAACAATAACGTTTGGTCATCATCACATAGATTGTTATTTAACAAAACTTCAAAGTTGCCAAATATTAATTCTCTAACTCTTGGCCACATTTTGGTACCAGCAACCATATGGCATCCCATAATATAAACATCACCCGTAGATATAATTTCTACAATAGGTCTATCTTTTTCAATAGGCTTGATATTGAAGAAGTGTATTTTATCTGGATTAAAATCATATGACCAAACATTATTTTCTGGCAACCTGTTACCATCACGACAATAACCAAAATCTATCCAAGCTGTCACATCAGTCTTAACGTGGCCACTTTCAATTGCATGATTAACATAAAGTGATTTAAACATATTAACCAATACATAATCAGCGTGCCAATATTCAATCAATTCAGGTCTTTGAATTTTAGAAATGTAATCTTCGGATTGCATGACCTTTTCTGTTCTTTCTTTATAAATCTCAAGGCCTTTTGGCATATAAGAATCCATAACGACAACAGTTGTCTTATCAGCTAATCCAAATTTATTTCTAATATCATAAATTTTTTCAGCAAAATCAGGTGAAGTATAAATCACCATGTCATTTTTGATTTTGGCTAAATTTGTAAAGAATTCAAAATAGGTATCAACAGACCTATGTTCATAAAAAGGAAGAACTCGGCCATATTTGGTTTTCGGCAATCTTCCACGGCCAATATCAAAGAATGCTGTTACAATTGTAATATCACTCATATTTTTCCTCAAGTATTTTTTTCCAATTTGGAACCCTATTGTATTGGTGAACCATCACATATTTTTCACCAAAACTGTTATAAACAAATCCATCTTCAAATGTTGGTTCTTTACACAATAGATTAGGTTTAAATTGATTCATTTTACTTGGATCAACCATCGTACCACATTGACAAGCCCAATTAGTATCACCACTATTGAAATTGGTAATTGACTTATACGGCTCAGTTGACAATAACACATTAACAGCAGCTTGGTCAGGTACAGGATTTCTGATGCCTTCAATCATTAATGCTAATGTCAGAGAGTAATCAATGAATGTTTTAAATTCACCTGCCATTGATCCGGCGTTATAGATTTGTGTTTCGGCCATGTAATCTCGAATATCTGGTCCAAAACATTGACCAATATTATCGTAACCCCAAGGTTCGTCTTTGTATTTCAAACCTTCACCGCCATAATTAAGTTTTTTATCACCCATATTTTTGGTCAGCCATTCAGAAGGATCAGACTGAAACACAATATCAACATCGGTAGAGATGACGTACCGAATGTCTTTTAGGTCTTTTAGGAATTTCCAATAGAAATAATGTCTGAGTGTTGGTACTTGATAACCAAATCCATCAGCAAAATGAAATCCATTGTTTTCTTTGTTTCTTTGTTGACTCACTACAAAAATTTCAAAGCCGTGATCTTTTAGTTTTTCGATTGTATCGTCCAAGACATTGAACACAATCATACCTTTGCGACCAGAATATCCCGTTCTTTCTAAAGAATGAACCCAATGTTTAATCTTTTCAAAATCATATATCGATATAGCCGATATCACTAAATCATCCATAATTTTATTCCCATGTTATAAAAATCATTACTGTAATTTGAAATTTTAATCTTCATATTACAAGCATCTTCTAACTTTGTATTATCTAATATAAATTGTTCCTTGGCAAGCGAATCTACTTGAATGAAATTGCCTTGGCCATAACCTAGAATAAGACCTCTTGCTATCTTGGATATTTCCAATCCAAAATCAGAACTCAAGTTGTATATTCCTTTTGGTCTTATCTCACAGATTTTTTTCAACAATTCACAAACTCGTTCTATACTTATAAAGTCTCGTTTGATACTTTTTTCCATATCATATTTGATAGTACCAGTAGCTTTTAGTTGGTTCATACAATAACCTACAAAAGAACTTCTACCTAATTCAAAACCATAAATGTTTGAACCCCTCAGTATCGTTAGATTTTCTACATTTTCGGTTAAGAATTTTTCTGTGAGAGATTTGTTTTCACTATATCGATCAAAAGGATTTAATGGATGCCTTTCGCTATAACGTGCTATTATAGGTGAATTTCCATAAACTTTTCTGGTACTCATCATAATATAATGACAACCAGATTCTGCAGCTTTCACTCCAACAAGCCAATCTAAGTCATAGGCTTCATTATAGGTTTGAGTTTTATATTCATACGCAATAGCACAATTGATAACCACATCATATCTTTTTAAATCAACATGATGTAAGTGACTATAAGGTACAATGTGAGCAAGAACATCATCATGCTCTAGAGAAATACTATTGTAGAAATTACGGCCAATAAAACTATTGTCACCAACTATTAAGACTCGGCTCGCCATGGGAAAACTCCATTATATTTTTTATTCATCACTTCATTACCATTTTTGAAAAAATCGGCATTAACAGAACCTGCATTACCATCAACACGATAATTAACCGTATATTTACCAGTACATTCATAATTTTTGAAATATTGTTGTAACGCTGAATAGAATACTCTATCTTGGCCCCAACCGCCATGCCATACTGAAGCTAATTGTATTGCAACTTTTGTTCTAAGGCAATATGAATTAGTATCTATATGATTGATGCCATGATATGTTTGCCACTTACCAAGAGACTCACAATCGTCATTACAAATGTAGTCGCCAAGTTTACCACATATTTTTCTGAGTGAATAAACCCAATCAGCATTCGTAGAAGTCATTGTTTTTAAACAACTTTCTATGTGGTTATTTTCCAACCAACAATCCTGATCCAAATATCCTACAAATTCTGTGTCAATCAGGTGGGTAAAAGAAGCATATATACGGTGTCCGTAAAAACCATTAGCACCAACATTAATTGGTAAGTATGATACCTTTAGATTAGGATTACCAAGGTAATCATCCAATATTACCTTAGAAGCTCCCCTGAACTTTTCACCATCAACAACGACATAACAAGTGGTCGATTCGGTTTGATTCAATACAGACTCTATAGCACTTCTAAGAGTTGGTGCACCAGTTGTTGGTATAATCACAGTCACTTTATTCATAATTATTCCTAAATTTAATATAGTTTTCCAAAAGGTCCGTATTCACCACCACCTTTTTTAGCACCAGCAAACACAAGTTTTGTTCCCAATTCTTCGACTTGTTTCTTACTTAATTTAGCTAAAGAAGCAAATATAGCAACTTGTTGACATTTTGAATTTGCTGTAACTGGTTTACCTTTTTCAGTATTTACAAACATAGCTCTCATATTTTTAATAAATTCTTTTTCATCTTTTATACCAGTTTCAATATAAGATTTGGATTTTATTGTGTTAAACATTTTAACAAATTCATCTTCTCTTTTTAAGAACTCGGCTGTATCTAAAGGATAATCTAAAGCTGAGTCTAATATAGGCACTTTATATTCTCTGAACAATTGTCTAACGTAATCAGCTTGAGCTTTACCCAATCTAGCTTTCGTGGCAAGAGATGATTTAGGTTCAAATTTTTGAAAAGAATATTTTGAACTACTTTGACCCCTTATATCTATTTTATAAGTAACTTCTTTTCCACCTTCTTCACCTTTTAACCAAAATTCAGCTCCAGCACTTACTGGCTTACTTTTACCTGCTGATGTTCCTGTTTGTAAGGCCAATTCAACTCTTAGTTTGTCTAAAGTGAAGCTTGGTTTTTTAGTATCTTCAAATTCAACATCTTTAACATTAACTTCTTCATATTTTGCTTGTTTACCCGACACTTTTTTTAACGATACACCAACAACTTTTCTTTCTTTGAATAATGTTCTCAGATAAGCATTTAATTGTTGTATCGTATCAAAATCGCCTTTTTTAACAAGTTTTTCTATATCAGAAATAACCTTTTTTTCATTCTGTATACACCAAATATCAGCTGGATCCCAAGTATCTTTTTTAGAAATTCCATATTTGTCTTTAACTAATTTGGAAATAAAATCCATAAATCCATATTCTCTGTTAAATTCTGTGAATTTAGAATTGGAAAATTCTTCCAACATCTTTTCTTGTTGTAGAAAAAATACTTGTAACCAATCAGCTGTGATTTGTGGATATATTCCCTTTGGTCCACCTAATTCAGAATATTTTGGATCTTTAGTGATATCTTCCCATTTAGTATATCTTCTATTATCTTTTAGTGCTCGTCTAAAAATCCAAGCTGAACCTAATTCTTGGCGTCTTGTTCTTTCGGTTGAACTTAATCCATCATCGGTTATTTTTGTGGCCATTTTACCTAATAATTTGAATGTCTTTGCCTGATGTCCAAACTTCTAGTTCGGTACGCAATCTACCCTCAGATTTAAGAGTTTCATATCTATTTATAGCTTTGTTTCGCCACCATTCAACAAGATTTTTTAATTCATGTTTTTCATAGTTTTCACCAGGAATTAACGTGTCTGTTTTTCCATTGACATAATCAACCATATTACTGAAACCATAATCTGAAGTATAATATCTTTTCTTTTCAGTTAGATTCTTGGCATCTTCAATAGTCTTTTCAAATAGTTGTCCTTCTGGTGTGCCTTTAAGTGCAGCTTTTGTCATAGCAATAATCTTAGTAAATGTTCTCAATTTACGGCTAGTTGTTGATTCATCTTCACCTAATATATCACCACCAACTTTGCTCTCAACATATTCTTTGAGTGATTGATATCTTTCACCGTGCATCATGGGTACCATATCAGATTCGGTTAATCCTTTGAATCGAATATAAGGTTTCATGCCGTCATATTGTGATACAGTTTTGGCCGTACCATAAAGACTGGTAGTTTCAAATAAACAAATATTAGCATTGTATTTCTTATTTACAATTTCTCTAACTGTGTGTGAAGTACAGATAGCAGCTAGTAATTTACCGCCAAGATAATTAAATCCAAAGGGTTGTGCTGGTACAATCACAAAACCCATGATGGCAGAATCATTGAATCGTTTAGGAAACTCTTTGTTCTGTATCCAAACTTGTCCAAGCATTTCATTTCGGGGTTTCATATAGATGACTGGCGAACCAAGTCTAATGAATCCTAGAATCTTTCCTGTGTTCTTTTCTCTGACAGCCAATTGTATATTGCGACCAACAGGTGCTTTATTAACGTGTGATGAAGTGATACTCAATAATGTTTCCCACATAGCACCATTCATTTCAATTACTTCAATATCCATGTCTTTTGGGTGCATAGAGAAGTCTGAAAACAAATCGTCTTCAGGTGGAAATAGTGATGATCCAATAGAATCAAGAGATTTTAATTTCTCATCTCTCATGTATTGTTCAATATCACCAAAATTAGCAAAGTAATCTTGAAATGCCTTAGAACAATATAGTGCTTCTTCAGTTGTTAAATTCATTTGTATGGATGCCATATGCAATAGTAAGGATCAAATGCCCAGCCTTTTGGAGGATTTAAAGGATCAAATTTTAATGGATTAACTAATGGAGATGTTGCTTCTTCATAGTATTCTTTATAAATGCGAGAAATTTCTTCTCTGGATTTTTCATCTGTATATTCATGAGCCATGCGGCTGCCTTCATCAATTAAAGAAAATCCTGGAAACCAAGTCCAAGGCCATATCCAATGTGAAAAAAACTTTTTAATCATATTAAATGTTGTGCCAGTACCATTGCGCTTAACCAAAACCACATGGTGTTAAAACCTACTAGTGTGGGCAATGCCTTTTTACGGCTAGCCCAAATTAATGTTGCTGATGTAATCAAAGTCAGATAATAAAGTTGCCAAATATTAATACCAAAAATTAATCCAGGAATAATAATAATTGCTTTAGCGGTCCATGATAAAAATTCAATTATGTTATAGTCTGTCCAATATGATTTTTTAAACCACATAGAGTAACATTCTTTGATAGCCGACCAAGTAATATGCGTATATAAAATAGTTATACACACCACACTAAAAAATGTTGCGTAAATAATTTGTTCATTTGTCATACTTTAAATCCTCCAAAATCTTTTCGTTCTCTTGTACCAAATGTATTAAGAGGTTTATCTTCACCTTTATGACCAGCATCAGCCAAGAAGTCATTTTCAACTTGTGCTATATCATATAGTTTCATCTTTGCTCTATCAATACCCAACGTGAATCTTTTGAAATACGTTGGATCATTGTATCTATTCTTCAATTGTTTGACCATGATTTGACCAACTTCTTCCAATTCTTCGGAAGAAATCAAAGCAAACATCAAGTCAGCTGTCGCAGGCAAACCAAAAGACTCACTTGTATCTTCGAGTCCGGGGTCGGAAGAGGAATATCCTGACCTTGTTGTTTGAGTTGCAGAGACAATGGGGACTCCGAATTCAACGGCCAGACCTCGCAATTCTTCTGCAATTGCTTTAACATAGGTATAGGAATTAACGTTGGCTCCTGCTTTGATTCTGGCTGAACAACAAATATTAAGATAGTCGATAAAAATAATATCAGGAACAAAAGACTTTTTAAGATTAAGCTCATTTAGAAGTGTCCTAAAGTGTATAGATGATGCCGATGCGGTAGGATACTCTTTGATGATTAACTTACCTGTGGTCTTTTCACGGAGTCTGGATATCTTTCTGTCAAACATATCTTTTGGCAATTCAACCAAAGAATCAACAGTCACATCAAGGAGATTTGCATCTATCCTTTCAGCAATACGTTCTTCAGCCATTTCCATAGTGATGTACAATACATTTTTACCCTGAGACATACAGCCAGCGGCAACATGACACATAAACAAAGACTTACCCACACCAGTCCCAGCCAATGCAATGTTAAGTGTCTTGGCAGGAAGACCACCCTTGGTGATTTTGTTGAAGAATTCGAGGTCAAATGGAATTCGTTCTTCTTTTCTGTGGTAGAATTCATATCGTTCATCAGAGTTTTCTAAGTAATCGTGGCCAACGGAGTTGTCAAAGCTTACCGCCAAGGCGTCTGATAGTATCTTGGGAATCGCACCTTTCTCTTGGGTTTTATCTTTCCCTTCGAGTATAGAAATAGACCCCAATACTGCATTGTAGATAGCCTTTTCTTGAACAAAGGACTCCGTTTTGTCAACAAGCCATTGAATCTTGGATTCTTCTCCGCTAGACGAAACAATCTCTTTAAGATACGATTCGGATTTTTCCACCTCATCATTTGTGAGATTTCGTTTCTCTTTGATGGCCAATTCAATTGCTTCAACCGTTGGTGAAGAATTGTAAGCATTTGTGAATGAAAGGATCTCATTGAATATCAGTCTTTCGGTTCTATCAGTAAAATATTCTGCTTTTAGAAATGGTAATACTTTGCGGATATATTCCTCATTATAAACCAAATTCCTTAGTATCGTCTGTTCCAGTTTCATCAATTATATCCTGTTCCATGTTGGAAGTCATTATCTCTACCAGTAAATCACCAATATAATTTTTGAAGGTGTCATCCTTCTCCAACTTATTTGGCTTCATAACTGGTGATTCTAACACATCATAAGCAAAAAGTAAATGAGCACCGTCAGGTTCCTCTTTTATTTTTACTTTACCATATTTGAATGTGGTATTCTTATATGGTCCTTCTAAAAATTTAATGTGTGCTATTGCATCATCTTCTTTAGGATAAATGAAACAATAATCTATGCCTTCTACCATTTTATTCCACCGTTTCTTCCATGTCTTCTGTTTGCATGATACTACCAGAAGCTACACGATATTTACCTTCAACATAAGATTTGAATGATTCGGATTCCAATATAGAAGTCCAAAACTCAGAACTATCCGTATCTTTTTCACGATATTTTTTATCTTCAACTTCACCAGTTTCAAAATCTACCTTTGAATACCAACCATTGCTAGGCTTAACCACATGTCCTGATTCGAGTGCAATATCAAGTAGACCAGACCACTTACTAATGCCACCGTCAAAAGATACAGAAACAGGGATTTTAGATTTTTCTTTAACATATCGGGATTTTTCCACATTGATTATAAAATTGTAACCAGTAACTTCTGTGCCGTCTTTCTCTTGTTGACGGCCAATAATAAAGATATTATCAGCAGAGTAATAAGAACCTGTACCACCACCAACGATTGCTTTAGGAAACATTCCTATTTCCATGTATGTATGATTAACAACAATCATTGGAATATCTTTCATTGATAGATGTGGTGTGACCATTCTAAACAATGATTTGATTTGTTTTGCTCTTGACATATCCGCTACAGACTTCTCAGCCAAAGCATCTTCAACTTCTTTCTTTGATGCCAAGTTACCAATTGAATCAATAATGATAATCAATTTATCAGTACGTTCCAACTGTGTTAATTGTGTCATCACATCGAATTTGAGTTGTTCAATATCAGTAAGCGGAGTGTGAAGCACCCGATTAGTGTCAATACCAAAAGAATCAAAATAGGATTGAGGAGTACCAAACTCAGAATCATAAAACAACAAAGCGGAGTCTTCATATTTGTCCAGATAAGATTTAGCCATCAATAAGGAAAATGCTGTCTTAAAATGCTTGGATGGACCTGCCCACATTGTAAGACCTGGAGTTAGACCACCGTCCAACTTACCAGAAAGTGCCACATTAACAATTGGCACAGCCGTTGGTATCATATCTTTGTCATTAAAGAATTTTGATTTCGCTAGAATGGCAGATTCTTTGATACTGCTATTCTTTTTAATTTTGTCTAATATACTCATTGTGTTCCTTCAATTAAAAAAATCTTCAAGGCTATTTGTTTTCTCAACAGACCACTTCATACAATCCAAAATGACTTTAATCGGTTCAAGAAATGCTTTGTTGAATTGTAAATCATAATCAACATACTTGTCAAGCCCAAACTCTGTCGGTAATCTTGATGGATAGGAAATTACCGTATCTTTAAAAGGATTTGGTAACTTCAAATAGGTGAATTTGATTTTCTCACCTTCTTGAATCAACGGATACTTTTTAGTAAGTCCCAATTGTTTCAGGTTGTGGTTGTATAGAATAGCACCTTTCACATGAATTGGTGTTCCTTTTTTATATAGTGTCATTGCATCAGAGTATGTGGTAAGTCCATTCAACCCACGAGGAAAAGATATTTCTTCTGGTGGAAGATTATTGAAATCTTTTCTGAACTGAGCAATGAATGATTGAATGTCTTGTTCAGAACCATTCATCATAATCTTAATAGACTCTTTCATCTTATCACGGATGGCAGATGGTGTAGACGATTTAATCATCTCCAGACCCATCACCTTCATCTGTGGTTCGTTATACTGTACACCTTCGTTGTTGTATATGTTTAGAATATAACGCTTCTTGGCAGTCCATAGACCTTTATTGGCCAGACCCTCACGTTTCATTTGCATCTTTTGTGCATACGCTCTAACGTATTCTGCAAGTTCTCCATAGCTCTTATCAATAAAAGGTTGAATTTTATCCTCACAAATCCTATCCATGAAACGTATGATTTTGTTTGTATCCGTAGATTTATTAGTGATAAATTTATCAACCACACCGCCAAGACGGAGATAGATAGAGTCAGTATCACTCGCAATAACGTAGTCAACATCTTTAGTCTCCAACAACTTATTCATATACTCATTGATTTTATTTTCTATCCACCTAATACTAAGTTGACCAGCTGTCGTGACACCCAAAGCCATCCTAAGGTCATAAAAACGAAAATATTGAGAGCCAAGAGCACCGTAAGCAGAATTAAGAGAAACTTTCTTAGCCAATTGTAGGTTGTTATATCTCGCAATTCGTTTTTCGATTTCATACTTCTTGGATTCATCTCGTTCATTTTCATACTCCTGTTTGGCTTGGAGATACAACTTTTTGAATTTCTTTCTATCTTCATACATTTCTTCCATCATGGCAGGTAAGAAACCTTGTTTATCAGTACGAAAGAACTGACCATTTGGAGTTAATGTACAACCACTCATATTTGTTGTATTAATTTTCTTAAGCAACAATTTATCAACTGTTACGCCTTGCGAAAGAACTTCTCTCATTTCATCTGTGTAATCTTCAGGCTGAATTAAAGTTTCAGGACTAATATTGTATTGGACCATAAGGTGAGGGTAAAGTGAATTTAAGTCAAAGCTGGCAACATAATGGTGTAGACCAACTTGTGGATCTTTCACATAGGCACCTTCAAAAGCCGAGGTCTTTTCATGATTAGATTTTGGAGGAACAATAATGCCTTTACCAAGCAAATATGAATATGTCAAAGCATCCCACATTCTAGTTTGAGCAAACACATCATTGTAATTGGACTTGGTGTCATAAGCCAAGGTCAAGGCCAATTCAATCAACTTCAACTTGTCTTCTAGTTTGATAATCAACGCAACGTCTTTGATGTTATACTCAATAAACTTTTGATGATTCAAACGATACAAGGCGTGTAGGTTATCAAACTCATCATATGAAATTTTACCTTCACCGAGTTCTACTTGAGCAATATTATCCAAACGATAAGACTCTTGTGACTTACCGCCAGGAGCATACCATTTGTAGAGTTCGATATAATCTAGAGAACCGATACCAATCAAATCATACGATGTCATCTCACGATTGTTGTTGAATTCTTTCTTATCAAAAATCATATTCCAAGGCGATAGTCTCTTTGCTTCTTTCTCACCTAGAATTTTTGTGAAACGATTAACAAGATAAGGTATATCAAAATACTTTGTATTCCAACCAGTGATAACATCAGGACATTGGTCTTGCCAGAGTTTCATGAATTTACTACAAAGAGTCCACTCATCTTTGCATTTTACATACAACTCATCACCTTGTGTTTCATAGTCACCACAGGCGAATACCCAAGTCTTGCCATTTAAGAATGTTAAACAGATGGCTGTAATTGGTTCGTCAGCTTTGTATGGATCAGGGAAACCATTTTCAGAACCAACCTCAATATCAATGATGCCGATAGAAACGTGTTCTTGTTCCCAATCAACCATGTTTGGATGTTCGTCAGCAATGTAAGCATATTCGAATCGAGTTTGACCGTAGACCTTTGGTGCACCGGCCACATCTTTGAAATTTTTAATATATTCTCTTGCCATAGACATACCATCAAATCTCTTTTGTGTAAGAGTAATACCCTCTAGAGATTTGAAATTGGCATTTCTATTTGAAGGAATATAAAGCGATGGTTCGTAATCAACCCTTTCTTTAATCCGTTGGCCATTTCTGACACCACGGTAAAGGATTTGATTACCAACTGATTGCACATTGGTATAAAATGTTGTCATTAACCTGTAATAATTTGTGGTGTTGGTGGTAGAACGATGCCAGAACCAAAGATTTGATTATAGTTTGTAACAAAGTCTTCGGCTGGAGTGTAGGAGTATACTACATGACGCTTAGCTAAGGCAACAGTTGTGCCGGTCTTTTGTTCAGAATGTAATGGAAATGGTGAGAATCCCACATTAGGCATACCATCTTTACCACGAACAACTGTGATTCCAACTGGATTTTCAATCACAAATTCTGTTTCCGATTCACTTTCTAACTCTCCAAGAAGGTCTTCGCCTGTAACGAGGCGTAACGCTAGTACTTTCATAATGTTCTCCACATAAATAATAATATAACATTATATATGAATTCGTATCGGACCACAAGCTGTCCTTGTCATCTTTGCCATTAAAACATTAATCAAGCAAAGGGATAAATGGATCCGATTACGCTGTTTGCTCTAGCAAACGGAGCAGTTGCGGCCGTTAAAAAAGGTTGCCAATTATATAAAGACATCAAGGGTGCTGCTGGGGAGGTTAAATCCGTCCTCAAGGATCTTGACGACCAGTTCCACAAAGCACATCCACCCGGAACTCCAGTTTCCGTTGAGGTGAAAAATCAATTCATACAAGAGAAGAATCGTGTCATTGAATTGAATAAACGTGGTGGTGAAACTACTGGCATTTATACTGAACTTGGTAATTACCTTGGCGACTTCTTTGATGCCATGACAAAATGTATGGCCGTGATTGAAGAAGAAGAAAGAAAGAACCGTGAAGAATTATACACAGGAGATTCAAGTCTAGGTAAACGTGCTCTACAACTTGTTCTAATGAAAAAACAACTTGAACAGATGCAAGTTGAACTCCGTGAGATGATGATTTACAACGCACCACCAGAATTAGGTGCTTTATGGACTGATGTTAGTGAGATGATGAAAAGTATGGGTGTAGAACAAAAATTCTTACTCAAGAAAAAACTCCGTGATGAAGAAAGAGCTGCAGCCAGAAAAAGAGAAAAATTTAAATTGTACATGACAGAATTAAGTTATGGTGGCTTTGTTATTGTTTTAGGATTAACTATGACTTTATTAATGGCTTATATCTCATACGATAGAAAACAGAGATGGCCAGAATTAGAACCAGAAGTTATTAAACAACATCAAGCAGAACGTAGAAGATTGCATTTATTAGAATTGCAACAATACGAAGAACAATTACAAAAAGAAGATGCCGAATTACAACAACAATCAAGATGATGAAATTGATGAACAAGAAACTATGTCTTTTTCTGATTTTTTTCTGACTTTATCAGTAAAAATTATACTTGGTTTTTTCCTTTGCTTATATGTGTTTGCTATGGCTATAGTATTATTGTATCTTAAATTGAGCAAATAAATATGACTACTATCATTGAGGAGTATTTAAATTGCTACGCATTGTTTTTTCTATATTATGTTTATTCTCCCTACTTTTTAATCTCGGAAATGTCCAAGCGCAACCAATTACCGCAAAGTCTTGGTTAATCACAAACGAAGATACCAATACCGTTCTTGATGCGTCTAATGAAGATAGAATACAACCAATAGCCAGTATCAGCAAATTGATTGTGGCAATGGTTGTGTTGGATGCCAAACAAGATATGGATGAATTAGTACCTCTCAGTACTAAAATTCGAGATGCCTTACCTTCACAATTGCCAAGAAGAATTTTATTAGAATTGGCTTTAGTCAATAGTAATAACAGAGCTGCACAAACTCTATGCGAACAATACCCTGGTGGTTTTGGTGTCTGTGTATATGTGATGAATTTAAAATTACAAAGTTTGAATATGGTTGATTCTATCGTATATGAACCAACAGGTCTTGATAAGAGAAATACCAGTTCAGCCAAACAATTGGTTAATCTAGTTAAGGCTGCAGCTAATTATTCATTTATAGTAGAAGCAGATAAAAAAACATCCGTTGAAGTTATCGTAAAGAAAAGAAAACTTGTATATCATAATACAAATCCACTCGTTGGTAAAAAAGATTTTACTATAAGTAAGACAGGATGGATCTCTGCTTCTGGTGGATGTATTGTGACTAAACTAAATAATTCTATCATTATCGTATTAGGAAGCAGAAACACTCATACAAGAATTTATGAGGTTACTTATCTTTACGATATACACAGAAGGAGACTATAATGAAAAAATCACTACTAGCTTTATCACTTTTAACAATTTTAGGAACTGCTGATGCACAATGGCATCATCATGGTGGATATTGTTGTTATCGTGGAAACGGAATGGGTTGGGTTGCACCAGCTTTGATTGGTGGTGTTGTTGGTTATGAATTAGCTCGTCCACCAGTTTATGTGGAACAACCTTCAGTTATTGTTCAACAACCAGTAGTGCAAGCACCACCGTTTGGTTATCATTGGCAAGAAATGATTGACCCACAAACTGGAGTCAAGAGAGTTGTGGCTGTGCCTAATTAAGTCCAGACTCTAAAGTTTTCGTATTTACAAGGATTACTTTCATCAAATTCTTTATAGAATAGACTGTTAGTGTCCTTGCTTGGTGTCCAGTTAGACATTACAGATACCAATGGTTCCCAATATTGGTCACCGATGGCCAAGATTTCTTCAAACGGCAATTCTTCTGGTTCTGTGTAACCATTTCTCGGATTTTTAATCATCCAAACGATGGCACCCAACATAGAACCTGCAACTTGCATTGATGTTGCATTTTCACCTTCCACTAATTCTCTAGCCCCGTGAATATCTAATTGTGAACCGTGCCAGAAGCAGAAGCCGTCACCAATCAATAATACACCCAATTCATCCATGCCGTCAACGATTTCATCTTTGAGAATACGTTGTTCTTTTTGAATATCTAATTCGTTACCACGCATCTCATGTAGCGAAGCAATAGCCGAATCACATGGTTGATAAACGTAATAAACGGATGGTCTAAAGTCACCACGTTTTGTTGTGAAGTATTCTGATATTGTTACTGACTCTGAATGTTGAATACAGTAACCATTGTATTGTCCACCATCTGGTACCCAAGACTTCATCAATACAGAAGCGCCAGGTTGCATTAAGAAAGCTGCATTACCTTGTGACTTACCGCCTTCTGGATGTCTGTCTTCATGTGTGCCCCAGCCCATCTCGGCAGGCGCTCTACCTTCAGCCCAAAAACCTTCGCAAGACCATGTGTTGGTAAATTCACCTTTTGTTTTTGGTTGATTAATAACTTGTTGGTCTCTTTCAGCAATATGAATCACTTTAACATCTAGTGATTTCATCAACTGAGCCCATTCTTCACGGTCTGTTGGCATCTCAACTTTTTTGCCACGTTTCTTGGCTAGATTAAGAAGTGCTCTTTTGGTCAAATGAGTAACATAACCTGGATTTGCACCATGAGTCACACAGCATGTAGGACCATCAACATGTTGCATCATAGCTTCACGAACAACTTTATGTGTATGGTACAATGTTCGTTCAGACAACTTTGGAATTGTTTCGTCTGGATGATGTTCCCATCTTTCTAATGATGTATCAATTTCCATCACATCATTTTCCATACACCACTCTAGTAATGCTTGTGCATCAATATTAAGTGAGCAATTGATAATTAAATCACCTTCACCAACATAGGTTGATAATACTTTTTTGTAATTACTTGGAAGAATCTCTTTTCTGACATAGTGACAGCCAGAACCACCGTGGCGGTGAATAAAAATGTGTCTATGATTATCACGTTCTAGTACCGTGATGTTTTTTGGATCAACAGCAATGTGTCTTAAAATAACTGGTAAAATGGCTTGTCCAACAGAGCCATAACCGATAATTAGAATTTTACCATAAAAGTCAATGTGCTTTTGGTATTTTTCTTTTTCAAATTCTACAAAACTTTTTACAGGCATTTTCTATATCCAAGTTAAACGATAACTGGATATTTATATGAACTGGTTGCAGAGCCTGGAGTCGCACCAAGAACTAAGGATTATGAGTCCTTCGTGATACTGTTTCACCACCCTGCGATAATTTATCAAAAGCTTCTTTTTCAGCTGCCTCATCATCTAATTCTTTTGGTGTAGGTTTACGGAAGATGGCGTCAAAGTTTTTACCATAAGTGTCTTGGTCTACACTAAAAGGTCTTGGATTACTTCCTTTGCCACCATCAGACATTATGAACTCCATAATAAATTGGAGCGGGTGCCTAGATTCTCACTAGGACATCAGGTGGACCCCAATGTTGTTTGAAACCCCCGCATAACTGGAGCGGATTAACAGAATCGAACTGTTGCCGAAAGATTGGAAATCTCCCGTTCTACCATTAAACTAAATCCGCAATAAACTGGAGCGGGTAGAGAGAATCGAACTCTCAACTAAACCTTGGCAAGGTCTTGTGTTACCACTAGCACCATACCCGCAACTAAAATTAGATTGTATCTTATATAGGCGCTCTTGTCAAGCGTCCTTGTGGTAAACTTGGTGCTCCGACTGTGAATTGAACACAGACTCAACCGATTATGAGTCGGTTGCTTTACCATTAAGCTATCGGAGCAATTATGTATTTTCAACCACTTGCCAAGTTGATGTAATTGAATTGTTTGCTTCGTAACTTAATCGTAATTGCCAATCCGGATTTGAAGCGGTTTGTGCTTGAAATATTTCAGCAAAAACATTTGATTTAAATTCAAAACTTTCAATTATTATATTAGAATTTGCAATATCAAAATCTGCAGGAGGCGGCGTGTTACGACTAATAAGACCAGGTTGACTATTGATCCAACTATTAATATTTTTCACAATAGTATTCGCATCGGAATCTTTATAACCATATCTAAAAAATTGTTTGTCTTCCGGTTTATTTTTTACGAGTTGAATAATATATGACATTAGTTTCTCCTTAACTATTACTATTTATTGGTCCGCCGTAGAGGAATCGAACCTCTATTGACTGCTTAGAAGGCAGCTGTATTATCCATTATACTAACGGCAGTCAAATTGTTGTTTCTATTTCTTGGCAAACACCTTGGTCTGTCCAAATAAATGTTAGTCTCTTATGTAGTGATTTAAAATCATATTCAATACTATGTTGACCATTTATTATAGGAAATGTGGTAATGCTATCAGGCGTACCCATACCTTCAAAAAATGGCGAGGTCATCTCAGACATAGTTGCTACAATGTTACTGACACATGGTTTGGTTACGGAAGTATTTGGTTCACCTCCGCCACAGGCAGTTGCTAAAAATGATAGGAGTAATATAGTGTTTTTCATAGATGTTATTATACATCAGCACTTAACATCCTACACAGGATATTACTCTTATTACTTTTATTACATTATTACTGGTACCCCCGCTCGGAGTCGAACCGAGAGAATTTTTCCTTTTGAGAGAAACGACTTTGCCAATTTGTCCACAGGGGCCTCATGGTGTGGAAGGTGGGACTCGAACCCACAAAACTCAGATTTTAAGTCTGATATGTATACCAATTCCATCACAACCACATATTGGTGCCCCCCAAGGGATTCGAACCCTCACACCTTTCGGCACGGACTTCTAAGGACCGCATGGCTACCAGTTACATCAAAGGGGCAATATTTTTTTACGATGTTTTACATTCTTACCTGAATTAGTATCCTGTTGTGCATGACAATTTGGACAAATAATTCTCAGGTTAGACAATTCATTATTATAATGATTTCCGTCTATGTGGTCAAGCTCTAAAGGAACTTTTTGAGACATCCATTCAATTGTGCTACACAATTCACATCTATGCTCTTTTATACCATCACGGATTAATTTTAATTTTAGTTTGTGTGCGGAAACAAAAGAACCTTTGATATAATCCAAAGCTGGAACATATTTACTGTCTGTTTTTTTACCCTTTAGTCCCATGTTGCCTTTATAAACAACACCAAACTTTTTTAGATAACTTTCAAGTGTTTCTGGTTTACATCCAAGTTGTTTGCAAATAAAAGATTTAGATTGATTTTCGTTAATCCAAATGAGTATATCTTGTTTTCTATCTATTATATCTTGTCTCATTTCTATCCTTAAAAATGGTATACATGATATATTTATATAAAACAAGTATTACATTATTTGGTGCAACCTGTTGGAATCGAACCAACTTCCACGGCTCTTCA